GTCAATAAGTACGGATGCCACTGCTGACCAAGATAAAGGTTTCACAACCTTAATCCAGGAAAGTATGGGACATCCCACTTATTGTTTTGACTTGTCGTCAGCTTCAGATAGAATTCCTGCACGTCTGCAGAAATACCGTCTTCAGCTTATGGCAAATCTACATGTAGCCGAAAGTTGGTACTCAGTAATGACGAAACGGGACTTTTATGTTAAAGCCACTGGACAAAACGTAAGATGGAAAGTAGGTCAGCCGTTAGGCTTACTATCTTCCTTCCCAAGTTTTGCTCTTTGGCACCATGACATTGTCCAATTCGCGGCAAACTGGGAGAATATTCACAAAGGGAAACCTTTGAGATTCTTCAAACAGTACCGTTTATTAGGCGATGACATAGTGATATTTAACACAAAAGTGGCACGACGCTACCAATGGTTACTAAGTCAGATTGGTCTTTCGATCAATCCAACTAAGTCAATCATTGGTGATAAAAAGAATTGCCAAATAGAGTTTGCCAAAAGGCTCTCTCTACGAGGCTTAGAAATGTCTTCAATCAAACATAACATTCTGTCTAAAAATGATATACATAGTATATTAGATTTAGTAGAACTGTTAGGTAAGAGAGATTTCATTTCTACAGATACAGGCCATCACGGTCTGTCTAAGGTTCTTAAATCGGAGGACCTTCGACGCCTTCAGTACATGTTATGGTTAAGACTATCCTCAGAGCCCACACTTAAGTGCGGTAACTCTGACTTGATAATCAATCGTGAAGATATACTTCAAAGAATTATATCTAAGCGGACCAATAACATAATAAAGAAAGCGATGGAGATAAAACCTCTAGATATGGAAACAGAATTCCCACACCTTGTGGAGAATTTTAAATCCATCGGCGTGTCTTGTGATGAGAAGACCTTGGCAGATAGGAGTATAGGATCCCTTGCGGGATCCCATCCTATTGTGCTTGCTTTAACTCAGACTTCACGAGAGCTACAATTTCTTATGTTCTCAGTGCTGGATGATTTAGAGCCAGACACTGTTGCTCCGGTTGAATACTTACCAGTAGTATCAAGCAGAAGTTTCTACCATGACCGAAAGGCCGTGAATAGATACCTCAGCAAGATAATACTAGACTGCTTCGATGAAGCACTAGATGAACAGCGCACCAAAGAGGCGTAAACAAATGTAAATCCTTTAGGGATCTACACCGGGAAATAATAGGTGTAGTGGTGAAAACCGAGCTAATACAAGCAGACAACCCCGAAAGGGGT